TTCAGCAATCTTAGTCACATTTGGATTTGCAGGTACTGTAGCAAACAATTCACTAAATCCACCACCGTTATTTGATATTGTAATAGCATCTGTGTCTAACTCTCCAGATGATGTTAAACCTATTGTTGCTACTGGAGTAGTACTTGAGCCTTCAGCTGTGCCATTAAAAGAAACTGATAAAGAACTACCACTATAACCAAATCCTGTCTCATTAATTTCAATTGCCTTAACTTGTCCATTCTCGCTTGTAAATGTTGCTGTAGCTGTTTGACCAGTTAAAGTATGAGATGTGCCACTACCCGGTGATGTTAAATTAATAGCGGCTTGTGGGCTAGAATCAATTTCTGATAATTGAACTGTTGTGCTTTGTTTGTTAAAAATTTTGTATGTTGTAGTAGATGTAAGTCCTCCAACGGAACCACCTCCACCACTGTTATATGTGACTTGGTCTCCATCTTCTAAAGCTGCTGCTTGAGCTGATGAAAGTGTTATTGTATTATTTGATGTACTTACAGCTGATGATGGATTAAAAGTCATTGCGGTAGGTGCTGCAACTGTGCCTTGTGGACTACCGTAATTTTCTCCACCGTCAGTTATTGTAATACCTGATAGTTTACCATTTGTTAATGATGTACTTAAAGTTGCAGTTGTAAATCCACTAGCTGCAGCTGCATCTGATGTTGCAATTGTTGGTGCACTAGTATATCCGCTTCCACCACTTGTGACTGTGGCTGTTTTTAATACACCATTTTTTAATGATAAGGATAATGAACCTGACCTGTGTATTTTTGCTGTCACAATTGGTGAGAATGTAGTTGCAAATACTTCCACTAACAATGGAATATCTTCTATACCAATTACACCTGGTTGTAATTCAGGCATTGAAATTTTATTTAATAGTTTACCTAATATCGCATCAGTTAATTGTAAGAAGATTAAAACTTCAGCAAAATATATAAAACCAGCTGGGTGAACTAATTTATCAAATGCTGTTTCCCAATCAGTTATACCTCTACCAGTTTTTACAATATAAGCAAACTTTTGAAACTTCTTACTATCAGTTATTATTTGGTCATAAGATAAGAATCCTTTTTGGTTAAGGTATCTGCCTCTTGGTACGAATGTCACAGATGCACCAGATGACAAAGTAATGGCTTGGGATAGGGTTATTACCTTTCCAGTTGCATCTACTTGTGATACAGTGGGTGCATTAGATAAAGTAAAAGTTGTTCCACTAATAAATTTTGTACCAGGTTTTATATTCTCATTACTTGCCGTTATATTGATTGTTGCTGTATTATTTGCTGCTGATGATAATGTAGTGACATGGTCAGCGTTTTGGTCCCAACTACCTTCAGAAGGTATTAATGTTTTTTCATAAGGAAATTCAACTTCAACTGATTCATTAAATAATAATCTAAAGAATATTTCAATACTATCTGAACTACCTCTTAATTTATAAAAATCTACTATTTGTTTATATAATGTTCTTCTATCTCCAGAAGTATTTCTAGGTAATGATACACCAATTTCTTTCTGCATCATAGTCAGGAAATTGTCATCATTTAAATCTATATCCATAGCTTTTTCAATTGTATTCATAATATTTGATGGGCCTGGACCAACGAATTTTTTAGTTAAAGTTGTTAGTGTTGCTGTATATCCATTAAATGAACTTAATCCAGTGACTGTAAATGTTTTACCAATATCAGTTGTTAATTGTAAACTTCCTGGTAGTTCATTTCCATTTGTTATTGCTGTGTTGATTGCATTAAGTGGAAATGACATTGTTGCAGTGACACCTTCAAAGGAGTGTAATACACCGGTTCCAAGTGCTGATAAATTAATTGGATTTCCACCTCCTGTTGCTGATATTTGTATTACACCATTTTCAGAAAATACTACAAAATATTGTTGACCAGTATCTAAACCAGTAATTACTGAACCATCTCCTGCTTCATATTGTACTATGGTTCCAACTGGTAAAGCACCTTGATTTGTAGTACCTACATTTAGTTTATTATTAGTGGTATCAACTACCGATGATGAAGAACCATCAAAGATGAATTTAGCAGGTGATTTTCCAGTTGGAGAAGCTAGTACTAATGTTGAACTACCAGCGCCTGCATCTACAAAGAATTCATTATTCTTTTCAGAATTTGGCATTCTAAATCTGGCAACATTATCTAAAACGATATCAGTAAATGTATTAGTTTCTTGGAATATGAACTCGTCCATATTCATAAAAGTATAATATGCTTCTAAAAATTCTCTTAATTTTGCTTTATCATGTAAAATCTCAGATGGAATTATTTGGTCTAAACGAATATGTTCTTTAGTATCAACTAAAGATGAATCATCTATTTCTATTACTCCTGGTGTGAGATTTGATTTTGCCATTAGTCTTTAAGTCTTGATGTTGTTGTATATGTTATACTACCGCTAGAACCAGCCGTTGCGATTGTATCAATCTCAGGTGTTATATCAACTCTAGAGCTGTCAATATCTAAAAGTTGTTCTCTTTTTGGTGCAATATCTAAAGAATCAGGTATTACTGAAACTCTTATACTTGCATTTGTTGTTGGTAAAAAGTTATTTAAAGTAATTATTCCATCAGCCATTGTTATTAAACCAGCATCAGCTACGACTGTAATATTATTACCATCCACTACTTTAAAAACAATTACTTTTCTTGTTAGTGTTGAACCATCAATTGGCACATCACCGAAGAAATGGTCACTTGTATCTGAACCACTTAGCTTGAAAGCTGAAGATGATATTGTGAATTTTTTACTTACACCTCTATTTAAAAACTTGCCAGCAAAAGAAAGTGTATGATTTTGAGCAGTTATATTACCATCAGCATCTGTCAATGGTGTAAAGTTTTGGAACATTCTAGGTCTTACTGAACTGTTCAAAATAGCTGGATCTGCTGTATCAATTTGATTTGTTAATTGTGAATGCCTAAATACACCATCAAATTTATTTAAGTTATTAAAATTAAAATCACTTATTATATCTTTTACTAGTGTTGTTAATTCTGCTGAAGTTCTATCAGTTAAGTTTGGATTAAATTTAAATGCTACATCTAATTCTAATCTTGTAAAAGATGGGTCAACAATTGTTGGAGTTATTGATACTACATTTTTACCTTTTAGTATAGAATCTCTAATTTCTGTTTTTTCATCTTCAGTTAATTTATCTGCTAATAGCGGTTTAATTGCTACATAAGCTCTTCCAAAATCTGGAACAGTTTGGTCTTCACCACCCCATGTTGCAATGGAATCTATATTACTAAAATTCTTTTTAATTATTGCTGCATAATCCTGTGCTGTGACAGCTCTATCTTGAGCTATAAAAGTAAGTGGAGCGTTAAACCTAATTGATTCTGATGATTCTTGTTCTACACCACCAGCAGCATTAGTGACTGTGACTATTGGATTTGGTATCTGATCTGTTTTTCTTACAGTAAATAAAGATGGATTAGAATTTTCAAAGTCAGCGGCTACACCAACTTGGTCAACCATATCAAATTGACTTGCACCATTACTTTCATTCCCTTTTGTTTTTACATAATCAATTGTAATAATGTTATCATTTATTGGTTTAAATCCTGTAACGCCATCACCAAAATATATTTCATAAAAACCTGATGGATTTTCTTGTAAGAAATAAACTTTTGAAGTTGCATCTACACCTTTTAACGTTTCAAATTTTGAATATACTTCAAAGGCTGTAGAACCTTGTGTTTCTTGTACACGTACACGTAGAGTACTAGTATCCGCATCTTTATCACTAAGTTGAAACTTTTGATTCTCTATATCGTTATCAACTCTATATTTCAATTCCCTTAATGAACCTTCAACTAAAGTGACATTATTAAATGTATATAAAGTTCCAGATAATGTTGCTTGCTGAGTGTTTAGTACAACAAATTGAAACTCAACACCATCAACTTTAGTATTTAATTTTGCACCTCTAGGTAAAGTAATTGAAGTTGGTTTCTCACCTTCTACTCCATTAACATCAACTGTAATATTTATTACAGCTCTTGGTGATAAACCTGAACGTGGAACATATCCTAATAATTTTGCTCTTGTGACTACATTACCTCTTATTTGAGCTGAGTCTAAAAAAGCTTCGTTTAAACTAAAGTGCGCGTTCATAGCATTATAATGAGTGTTATAAGCTAAAACATCTAGTAGAATATTTAATCCTGAGCCATCAAAATCATAATCATTAAATTCGGATTGTTGTTTTAGGAAATTTTTTAAGTTATCTTTTATCTCGTTAAAATCTAACTCTGTTACGTTTAAATTACTTGCCATTATCTTAACCTTCTTAGTTCTATATCTACACTTGCCTGTTGGTCAAATTCCTTTATAATAAAAAACAGTGTTACGTTATATGCATTTCTTTCTGAATTATCTTGTATGTTAATACCATTAACAATTACTCTTGGTTCAAAATTATCTATTACTCTTCTTATACCATTTCTTAAACTAATCCTTGTAAGTGCATCGTTAGGTTCAAATAGTAAACCCCTTAAGTTAGCTCCTTTAGATGCTTGAAATGGTCTCTCATTAAAGTTTGTCACTAATAAATGTTTTACAGCATTTATAATTGCTCTATCATCTTTAAGTGGAACAATATCTTTTCTGATAGGATGTATTGTTAGACTTAAATCTAAATCTCTGAATGGCTTCTTTTGTGCAACAACTTTTGCAGCAGTTATACCATCTAAATTTTGTCTATCTCCTGAATATCCTGCCATATAACTATTTATACAAGTTAACTATAACTTTAAGCATCTGGTTCGGTAGTATCTGTAGGATCGCCTGAACCTGGTATCTCTTTATGTACATGAGTTGCTAATGTTGGAGCATTTCCAGCATCAGTACTAATATCGCCTGTAGCATGTAAAGTTCCAGTAATTGTTGTATTACCCTTTATTGTGACTGTATCATTAATTGAACTAATATGAACTCCACCATCTTTATCAATTAATACTGTCGTTCCTGATTTATGTTTTATGTTTATTCTTTCAGCATCAGCTGTATCATCAAATTCTATAACATGACCTGATTCTGTTTTATGTACTTTATTTTTTATATTCTCAACATGAGCTTCTATTGGAATATCTTTTACTTCATTTGTTTGTGTTGGTATTGAACCTATAATTACTGGGTCTTGTGCACTAGGACCATCTCTAAAAAATCCAACAACCCATGAACCTACTAATAATCCATGAGTACTTCCAA